TCCTGATATTTGCCCTGTTATTTTTTTACCAATAAAATTATTAATATAAAGAGAAATATCAACTCCAAAATTAGTTGGATTAAGTTTTACAGAATTAAAATTTCCATCATAGGCAATATTTCCGGGAATAACTACCGATCCCTCTTTAAATATATGACTTCCAAAAGATTTTACCTGATCCTGCAAGATAGATTGGAGAGTTGTTAATTCCCTTGCCTGTATTGGATATCCTGGTTTAAACAAGACTTTATAAAAATTCCTTTCAGAATCAAAGTCATCATAATATGGACTGATGTTTAAATCTGTTTTCTGTGTCATTTTTTTTAGAATTCCAGGATAATTTTAATGTCTTCTTTTTGCCTAATGTCTCTTGTTACCAGGGGTCTATTATCAATATAAATTATATCTCCTGTCTTTTTATTTATCTCAGGATTTGCAAGACCTTCTGTAAAAGTTACCCCCAAGTCTATAACTTTACCTCCAACCGTAACCTTATTGGCATTAAATGACGTGTCTATAGATGCGGTAAATGTTCCATTTACACTTACAATATTTCCACCATTAGATTGGAAGTCATATACATTAGAATCTGCACTAACTGTATTATAATCAGTTTCATCTTCATTTATACTACCGAAATATAAAGATCTATCCCTAAAATATTTTAAAACTTTAGTTTCACTGTCATATGAAGCTACATATCCCTTTGCAATTTTTCCATCTGCTCTGGTTTGTTCAATTTCCTCTCCAATAACTGGATTTCCACTAATTGATGTAGTAATTCCTGCATATAGTGATGAATACTGATTTTCTGTAAAAACAACAGTATTCGAAGAAAATGTAGTTGGATTTTTTATAATTCCAACTTGAGCAAATTTAGTGTCCGTTGGAAAATCTTTAGTTGAATCGTCAAATCTGGCATATGCCAATACCTTATCTGTTCCCAATTCGGTATAAATGTCGTAACCATGCCCCTTTGATGGTGGAATGATTGGTATTAGTTTTGCTGGATTTTGAAGACTGTCTATAGGTTGAAGACTTCCTAAATCAACAATTCCCCAAGTATATCCATAACCACCTGCAACAACTTGAGTTTCAGTAATTTTTCCGCCACTTACTTTTATAGAAACTCTGCCGCCAACTCCATCACCAAGAATATCAACAGTTTTTACAACTTCACTATATCCACCGCCACCAGATGCAATATATACTTTCTTAATTTGATTTGGATTTGTAGGTCCAGAATTTCCATTTTCCCTTACACTTACAATTTGAGAATCTGTTGATGTTTTCCAATCATTAGGAACAACAACATATTCTGTCGAATCAAACTTTATAATATCACTGGGAGAAACTGAAAAGAGATATTTCCAAATATAACCATCTCCACTTGTTCCCGCTGCTGAAGGTTCCAAATCTGTAAATGTGGGCTCATCTTGGGATTTGCCACCTTTCAAACTAGTTCCAGAAGAACCATTATCTATACAAATATAAACTCTAAAATCACTATTAATTACATAATAATTAGAATCATATAATCTACTTGAATTTGAATTTGGTGTTGGATTCTGAATACTATAATCGTGCCTATACATCTCATATGATGCATTAGAAGTCCAAGTAACTTTTCTTATAAGTCTTCTAATATTACTAGATGTAATTTTTTTACCAAATAAAGATGTATCTCTATAGTGTGAGGAATATTTCAAATTATCTGTTGGATTTGGGGCATTGGTGTTCCAATCAGTAGTTCTTCCAAATGCATCTTGTACTGGATTGTCCAAACCCAAAAAAACATAGTAAGAATCGTTACCACCAGTTACAGAATCTATAAAATTACTTGCATTTAATATTCTAAATTGATCCGTTACTATTGCCGCCATATTGATATTTTTTAAGTATTTATAAAAGTTTTGGAAGTGCTCCGGTTTGTCTAATACCAACTCCTCTTCTTTGAATTGTTGCAAAAGTTGACAATCCAACATCTACAGTATTTCCAGTCACTCCTATTGAAATTGCAGAACTTGATCTATTAAATCCAGACATTCTACCCCAAGAGAATTTACCTATGGGGTTTGATATACTTCCAGTAGATGCTAACCCAACCACAGATGTAGTTGATAGTATATTACAAGTAATAATTCCAGTAGTGCTAGTAGAAGAGATTTGATGAATATAGTAAATATTATCTACAAAGGTTGTTCCAATTCCAACCACTGCAGAGTTAGAACTGTTGATAGAAGTTACTCCTTTTCCAACTCTTGTATCAAAAATATAAATTGGATATCCAGTTTGCAATTGAGGAAATCCAACAGGTCCTTCTAAAGTAAACTTAAGTGCTAGGGGATTTCCACCACTACCTGTCGTGGTTCCAATTCCAATAATAGTTCCAGAGAATCCATTTACTAGAGAAATATTTGTAATATTTTCATATATTGGATCTGGAAGTGGAACAATAACTTCTGGTGGTCTCCCAACACTGTAACCCAATCCGGGATTTATAATTGTAATTGGAGTTGTTAGAGATCCTGCAGCAGAGACTGCAATAGTTGCGGTTGCAGTAGACCCAATACCAATACCACCCATAGGTAATGAAGTCAAAATGCCAACTGTTGATGGTGCAGCAATCTTAACAGTAACTGATGCTCCAGTGTATCCACTTCCAGGGTTACTAATTGATAGAGATTGAATTGTTCCCGCAATAGAAACTATTGCAGTTATTCCAGCAGATACTGGATCAGCAACTCCAGAAAAAATTAAAGCATCAAATTTTTCTGGTGCTGTCAAATCATAATTAAAGAATTCTGCATTATCTACAAATATTTCATCAGATGTAGTTGAAAAATCTTTGATAATTTTAGCAGTTGGATAAATTAAAGACTCAATAGAATCTCTAGTTTTATAAACATCTTCTCCGTTAATTTTCCTATCAACTTTTTGTTTAATCCAACTTAATGGTTTATTATTTTCTGAATCAACTCCTTGATTTGAATATAAATTAGTCTCAAACTTATCAGAGAATGATAAATCAAATATTGTCCTCTTATCTTGTGTTATTGTTCCGGGAATTGAATTATTTTTAAGAACCTGTACAGTATCACCTCTTTTTAGAGTTTCATTAATCGTATCATTTACAATAACATCGTCACCATCAGTACCCTTATAGAAGAAAATCGCAACATTATCCTCTGGTCTTGGAGCAGTTGTAAACACGAAACTAGTTCCACCATCAAATTCATAGGCAACTCCAGGATCTTGAATGACTCCATTTATGACAATTAATAGAGCATTTGAAAGATTTACCTGAGAATCCTCAAGAGATTCAAAACTTAATAATTCATTATTATAGAATAATGGGAATCTTGTTCTAACTCCATCCTGATAATTTTTTACTGAATCTATATAATCAAACTCTCCAAACTGCCAAGCGGCAAAAGAATCTGAAAATGTATCAACTACTGTCAACTGGAACTCTGATAATGGAGATGCCAATCCTTTAGCAGTCACCAATCCAACTGGTTTAAATACATCCCCTCTTCGGAATGAGTAACCCTGTCTAGAAATACTAAATCTAGAAACTTCAAAGTATGTTGATCCTATTCCAGTTGCAGAACTTGCTCCAACTTCAACATTGAGTAAAAGACCTATTCCAGTTCTTGTTGTTGCCCCAAGTCCCAATCTAGATACGCCAATTACACTTAAATTTTCATATGATGGTTCAGATACGAATACTTTAGGATTTGTGTATCCAGTTCCGCCACCAACGACAGTAAATGATAGAGTTCCACCCGCTCCAACCGATGCAGTTATGATTGCTGTATCTCCAATATGATCACTTTGATATACGGAAACTCCCACCGAAACAACACCATTATATCCAGAACCAAGATTATCAGTAGTTCCTAGTCCAACAGATACTATACTGCCCCCAGCACCAACTACGGCAGTTACTGCTGCCCCTACAAGAGGTGCATATCCAAGACCAATAGAAGAACCCAACGAAATAATTATCCCCCCTCTGGGGGTTTGATTTTGATTTACATCAAAATCTGAAGTAATAATTGTACCAGTACCAGAAGATGTAATACCAGAGAATACTACGCTAGATATTCCAGAAACAGTATTTTCAATAATACTAAAATTATTTTGCGGATTATTAATAGTTGTTGGAGTTTGGAAAACACCGTTTATAAACAAAATTCCATTTCCTCCAGTGGTTCCTAGTCCTACAGTGTTTGCCCCACCAACAGTTAATGTGAAAGTTCTACCAATACCTGTAAATTGACTTGAAATATCATCATACAGTTGATTTGATGTGTAATCATTTCTCAAGAAAACTCTTCCCGTAAAATCAGAAGTTTCGAAAGTCAAATTACTAGAATCTCTTTCTATTTGTGGATTACCTCTTGGAGATTCGGCAAAGAAAATATTACTATCAACAATATTATAAGATCCTTTATAAATTCTTACTGAAGTAGTGTCTGTATGAGTTGTTGCCGATGATCCGACAAATGCTCTAGTGACTTCAACTAAATTAACATTTCCACTATTTGTAATAGGTCCAACATTAGTAGTTCCCAATCCAACATTAATTATACCCATATATTCATTATCAATTTTTAGAATATCTTTTGGAATAATTGTAGATATTCCACTCAAGGCAAATATTGAAGAACCTGCACTTATTTGCCCACCATTACCAAGCAAATTATATGCTATTGGAGTAAATTGTAATGGGTATTGGGCAATATTGTCGATAGTAATAAGTGATTTTTCAAGTTTTTTATCCATTTCAAGTTGGTGTACATTACCACTACCGTATGAAGTAAATGTAACTCCAATTCCTAGTGTAGCATAATCCTTTCTTGTGGATAATTTAAATGTATTATCTGATAATTTTATAACATAAACATCAGATGGGAGTATTGTAGTTACAACACCTACAGAATTTAGAGTTGAACCAATTCCAACGGCACTGGCACCAACTCCAATAAATGTTGATTTTGGCGTATAGATAAGTTTTTCTAGATTACTAAAGAAATGATTTTGTATAGTGAATATTCCCGTTGATGGGTCTGGAGTTAATGGATTTATTGGATTAAATCTTTTTCTAAAAATTTCAATTCCATTGGAGTTTAGATTAAAATTAGTTTTATTAATTCTACTTCCATTAATTGCATTATATAATTTAATATCAATCGATTCTTCTACTGTTCCGTAACTTAAATTCGGAGCAGTATTTTGAATATCTAAAGTTGTATAGAAACATTGATTAAATGCTGAAATATTAACCTTTGAAGTTATTGTTGTGTCTGGATAGAATTTTAGTATAAAATTACTACCAGAATATTCTCCACCAAAAGTTCCAATTCCATTTGTGCTTCCAACAGAAAGAAATGGTGACTGTTGAACATAAATGTCAGTTTCGTCCTGTACTAACATAATTTGATGAAGAGCACTTGTTGATCCAACACTGACTTCCACCAAAGATTTAACTGCATTAAAATTAGATTTATCCAATGATATGACAGTTGATGCGGAAGAAACTGTGGATGAATAAGTTGATTGATATACTGCACTTCTTTCATTTCCTGGTATTTGACCTGGAGATATAAATCTATATGCACCAGTTCCTACAGATGTTGTTCCAAACCCAACAACTTTTGACCTGACATTTACTGGATTTGATGAATTATTAATATAATTTAATGATAAAATTCCAGAAGGAGAAATACTTGCCGTGAATATTCCTATATTATTACCGGAATAATAATTGCTGGAAAATTCAGAATCAAAATAATATTCTGAGATATAAGTATCATCTATGATAGTACTAAAATTGACGACAGTGCCAACACCAATTATGCTTGATGATGTAGATGCAGTGCCGATTTGAACAAATGTAGATCCAATGGCAACAATTGGTCTGTTAGTAATTGCGGCGCCAACCACACTTACAGAACTTACACCAACTATAAGTCCAGTTGTATCAGCAACAAAAATTACAGTTGATCCAATTCCAACAGTTGAATTAATTGTTGTAGATAATAAGTTTACATATTCTTTATGATTCAAATAAACTTCAGCAAAGTTCATTTGAGTTGTTGCTGAACCAACAATCTGGACATTTAAATACAATGAAGAAAACTTATTAGATTCTACGGATACAAGTGAAGTTTGTATTCCAGATGCCGCAGTTCTATTTGAACCGGTTAAATTGATGAATCCTACAGAAGTTGTCCCAATTCCTACTAAAGGAGAATTAAAATTACTATTAATTAGTTTAACATCATAATCAATATCGAATGGATTATTTGGAATAAATCTTAAGTAAGTATTATCATCCACATCGTCTTCAATTAATATAAATTTTCCTATTGGTTCTCCGGAGATATGTGTAAGTCCTACTCCAGTATTGACTAGAGTTGATTTTTCTGCCAAAAATGGATTACTTCCATTATTCAATAAAACTAATTCCGTTAATTGAATTTCTGTATTATCAAGACTGGAAACCCGGACTAGTATATTGTTATAAGATACTCCAGAATTTAATTGTAGTAAATTGAGAAATTCACTTGGATTTCCATCGGAGTCGGAAAATTGTCGATTTATGTCATCTATTTTTAAAACTACATTACTTCTACACTCAATGTAATCAGTTAATTTTTTATTTTTTAATTTTAAGAACTTTGAAGAAGTCCCAACTACATCAATATCTTTTACTAAATCAAAATCATAAATTGTATCTACTCGGTTTTCTTCTATTATGTCATAAATTATAGATGTAGCATTCTCAGAATTTATAGCACCAAAGTTTGTAGTTGATGTGATTCCAGTATCTGCAAAATTCTTCAATCCACTAGTATGGACTAAACTATTAACTGGTGTTCTTAATTCTTGATATGTAATTGGACTCTTTACCGTGTAGGAAAGATTCTGATAATAATCATTATTCGGAATAACTTGATTATCTTGATCTAATTTACCAATATCATTAGACCATCCAATGTTTTTTTCAACTGAATAGTCAATCTTAAATCTACCGATACCAGATTCAATTTTATCTATTGTTGCTATATTTCCAGATTCTTTTCCTATAATAATTTCTCCAACAGACAACTCATAGGTTCCGGATACTTTAATAAATGAATTTTCATATGAAGAAATTTCTAAGTCTCTC